CCAACTTGCCATTCCAATTCCGCCGCTTCCTGTTTTGCCTGCTGATATGCTCCTGTTCTTTGAGGCTGAACAAGAGGCAAAGGCAGGCCCGGATCAGACGGCGGCTGCTGCGGCTGGGGCGCGAAGGCCGACGGCGGCGGACCTTGAACTTGACCGGACTGGTACGGCTGCTCCGCCGTGAACGCCTGCAAATTAGGAGCATTCTGTGCGATGTAGTCCTGGGTGATGGCCTCCGGCGGCAGTTCGCCGAATCGCTTGATGTACGCGGCGCGGTCGGACTGGAAAACGTCGCCTTGCGTGCGAAGCTGCTCCAAGCCGCGAGCGTTCGCCGCCTGCATGCGCATGGCCGCCATCTGCTGGTTGCCCTGTAGAAGCTGCCGACCGACATCCTGCGCTGCGCCGAATATCTGACCGCCCGTTTGTCCGGCAGCCTGAGCGAATCGCTGCTGATTCTGAAGCTGCATCCCTTCTTCGAGGGCCTGCACTTCCTGCCGACGTTGGGCGAACCCAGCAAGGAACTGTAGAGGTCCGGTTACGCGCGGGTCTGTTAGATAGTATCGGTTCATCGTTTACCAGCGACCGCCACGAGCGCCTACCCCCGTACCGATCAACCCTCCCATAGTTCCGCTGGCCAGCATACTCAGTGGGATACTAGCACCAGGCACCATCATGGCTCCAATGAGACCAGCCATCGAACCGGCTCCCGCGCCTGCACCAGGCATCCACGAGTAATCCGTCGGCGCTTGCGGACCTTGCACGGAGTTCTGACCAGCCATCCAAGGAATCTGATTCTGCGGCGGCGGCACGCGGTTGATGTTCATCATGGTGTTCAGCCAGTCGCCGCTGCCCTGCATGTACAAATTGGACTGGTTCGCGGCGTTCTGAGCGCCGAAGTTGGCCATGTTCCCATACGCTTGCTGTTGGTAGCCGAACAGCCGCTCTTGGGAGCCCAACACGTCGCCCCGCATGGCCGCATCGTAGGCCGCACGGGCCTGTTCCAGCCCCGACCGTGCCCCAAACCCGGCCTGCATCCCGCCGTAGCCGTAGCCTGCCTCCTGACCGAACATGCGCTCCAAGGCCCCCAGCCGCTCGCCGGACATGCCGCCGAGCACGTTCACCCGGTTGCGCATGAGGTCTTCACCCAGGCGTCGTTGCTCCGCCGATTCGCGTTCCGTCGAGCCGATCAGATCGTGCCCGGCTTCAGTCGAGGACAGCAAGCCACGGCTGATAAGACCCTGGGTAATGGCCCCGCGTTCGTCGGCGAAGCGCCGTCCGATGTCCGCCTGCTGCTGCTCGCCGTAGCCTTCAAGCTCCTGCTCAGCCATCCGATAGCGGTCGGTGTAGCCTTGGTCCAACTCGCCGCGCTGACCAGCCAAGTTGCCCATGAACCCGCCGAGGTCGCTTTCGTAGCCTTCCATGAGATCGTCGCCGCGCCGCCCAAACTCTTGAAGGAACTGCGAACGATTGCGGCTGTATTGACCGGGAAGTTCGCCCGCGCCTTCCAGCATGGCCTGCGTGCCACGCCTCATATATTCGGTAGGCCCGCGCATTCCGGCATTGTAAATGGCCATGCCTTGTCCAGTTCGATCGCGGGCCAAGCCCTTAACGTCGGCAATATCTGCGTCAGTTTCCTGCTCGTACTGGTCCTGCACGCGGCTTTGCTCGCGGGTGCTCATCTGAGACAGCAACCACTGAAAGAACGGGTTGCCGATGATTCCGCCAAGGCTCGCCATGTTCGTCTCCTACAAACGCTGCTTCCCCAACTGCTCGCGTACCACGGTCATGTTCTCGTACGCCCACGCGCCGCCGCCCGGCGTGGACAGCCGCAGGAAAGAAGCGTTTCCTCGAAGCCGTGGCCGGTACGTCCTGTTCTTTCCCGCTCGCAGTTTTCCCATCCGACGCGGCTTGGCATTGAAAGCGTTCTCAATCGAATTGCCGACCTGCACGTCAAGGTCCAGGTCGGCGCTTTCCTCGCTAAGTTGACCGACGACTTCGAGGATCATCCCATCGAAGTACCCGCCGGAACCATGCGCGATCGGACCAATCAACAGTTCGCTTCGGAAGTTCAGGCCGTCGTCGGTGAACGCTTTATCGTTGAACGCTCGGATATTCCCGTCCCGGCATCCGAGCAGCAGGCGTTGCGTGCTGGGCGCATCGGACGAACGATAGACCAACGACGTAGGCTCAAAAGCCGGGTCGAACTCCATCGGGAAGAACTTGCGAAGTCCCCAATCCATCCAATAGTAGGTGCCCCCGCTTCCGACGATCGGAGTCGCCCCAATGAACACGCCGCGATTCCGCACGTCGTAACCCAGCAAGACGCGATAGTTGTTCTGGTCGAAGTAACGCAATTCGAGCGGTAGCGGGTCTTCCGACACGGGAGCCGGATAGCTCATCACCCCAGCCGGAATCTCATAGAGACCGGCTTGGGCCAGAAACACAATCTGTCCTTCCGGGCCACGGGCGTACGCCTGCGGGGCCACGATGCCGAGGTCGCCGCTCAATCGGTCAATCTGTCCGCCGTACGTCGGGTCGCCTCGAAGAACGAACAGGGAACTCAGGCATCCAAGGATTAGGTAATCGTCGGAATGGGCGATACCGCACGTGGACGGTTCGCCAAGTTTCCCCGTGTCAATTCCCGTCGTCGTGAAACGACACGCTCTACCGATGGGCAGCGATCCGTAGTTCCAATTCTGCGGTTCACCGGATTTCGACATGAACACGTCGTTCGGGTCGTCGCGCTTTCCGCCCGTGACGATTCTCTGCCGCCACGCAGCGATCCAGATCGTGTTGGTCGGCGGGGTGCCGGACGGCACCGGGCTGAAAGCGTGGACGCCGCCCACCGCGTGAACTTCAGCAATAGTACCGATCGTGCCTGCGCCAAGCGGACTCAGGCACCACACCGACGCCGTATCCTCGCCGACGATGTACAGGCGTCCGTTCAATTCGGCGGCCTGCAAGTGACGGGCTTTCGGATTGACGACGGAAGCCGAGACTGGCGATGGCGCAATCAAAGTGTCGGGCAGGTCTTCATACTTCACGTCGAGCTTGCTTCCCGCCCCGGCGTTGGTTCCGCCCGCGACGACGACGATGTTGCGATTCTGCAACGTAGGCGTGCCCTTGTAGACCGACCTGAAAAGATCGACGCGGTGCTTCCATGCCGTTCCAGACGGAAGCACGGACGGCGCTCCGGCAATCGAAAATCCGAACCTTTGACCAACTGCCGCGCCGGCGGTCCATGATATGACCGTCGATACTCCGGCATCATAAAACACCGTGGCCCGGCACGCGCTTCCCGTTACGTCCAGTTGAAGCTGGATAAGGTCGTTCGGGAACGGCAATACCGTGGCTTTCGATTCAGTGAAAGCCAGGACACCGGCGATCGTTTCGTTCACTTGCAACGACGGCGACAAAGGGGCCGTCGCCGTGAAAATGAGGGCTACTTCAATCGAATCAGCAAGCGGATTCGGCAAGGTATCATGCAGCCTTGCGAAGATGCGGAACGTCCGAATCACCTCGTTTGGTATGTCAATGCTCGCCCGAAGGTCGGGAAGCAGAAACACGTCCACGTGATAATTTACGGTGGTGTCGATGTTCAGGGATGACAATACCGCCCCACGAAGGGAATGCAGGACGCCAAATCCGCTTTCGGCGAAGGCGTATCCATCCTTGACGCCAGGTACTTGCTGATAACCAGACAGCAATGACCAGTGCGAGCCAAGAATAGTTCCGGGGAACAAGTCCTCGTAGGTGGTGTAGCCGCTGGCTTCAACGGCTCTGACGTTGGCCAGTAGGTGGACGGGTCCGGCGACTCCGCTACCAAGCTGACGCGCCAGACCTGGCCTCGAACCGCCGCGCAAGCTGTTCTGGAACACGTCGCGCGGCCAGACGTTTACGAGCTTGCGAGAGGTATAGGGCGGCTGGTTCTGAAAGCCCATCCCCTCGTGCTTGCCGCCCAAGGGGAAGTGAATATCCACGGGCTGTCCGGCCACACGACTACCCCCTAATGCTTGCCAAGCACTTTCCTGGCCGTCGCCTTGCTGATCTTGCGCAGCTTGCCCTTCTTCGGCTTCCAACCGTGCTCGATGGCCTGCATGGTTCGCTTTTGCTTCGGTGACTCAGCGGGCATGGCCGCCTCCTTTTTACGCTTCAGCGGCCCAGGTTCCGATCTTGCCGATCGTAAACCACCCGCCATCTCCATCTCCTACAATCGTCACAGAATCTCCCACCACGTCGGTAGCACCGCTATTGATGAGGTCCTTATTGTCAGTTCCCTCGTTAATGTTGTCAGCCGCCGCCGGACTGATGCTCAAACCAGTTCCACCAGAAAGCGCGGCGTTGACGAACGTATACGTCAATCCAACCACCGTGGATGGAAGCGTGAACACGAGATCGGCGGCGTTGGCAATAAATACGCTTCCCGTATCCGCAGCCGTCACCGTATAGTTGGCGACTTTCACGAGGACGGGCATCTTTGGATAGATGGTTCCGGCCGAGAAGAGCATGCCGCCGACAGTCAAAGAGCCTATCACCGGAGTTATGTCGGATGCGTTAATGTCAACCGAACCGACGATGACATGAGCAGCGGCCGTGCGTCCGGTAATGATATCAGCCTTTAATCCGCTGGCATTGAGGGTGTTTGTCCCAATGTCAATCACATCGGCGTTCGCATCACAAAACTTCTGAATCTCCGCTTGTACATTGAAAACGCTCATTCGTTTCTCCTATTGATAGCTCACGTTCAGGATCGCCGCGCAGCTCGTCGCCGCGCCTGGATCGGTGGCCGTAACCACCAAAGCCTCGTTCAAAGGGGCGTTCCCGGCAGGCAGCACTACGTTGTACAGCCCGTCCGGGAAGTCAAAGTCAAACGTCGTGTTGTTAGCTAACGGAAGACTGATCTGCCACACCGTCACGCCTCCGATCGCCACGGTAACGCCCGCCCCGGTCGGGGTGCCTCCCCGATAGCTGCCGGAGATTTTCTTGACCGACCAGCATTGAGTTACATCGGCGTTCACATTTACAACAGCCGCCGTATCCGCCGCTGGAACGTCGGTTGCGTGAATCGTTTTGGCGTCGTTTTTGAGCCAGGGAGGGTATCTCATTATGCAATCCCCACGTAGGTTGATCCGCTCAGCGAACGGATACCGACCTCGTACATCTCGTCCGGTTCGTCCAGATTACGCATGGGTCCAACGGTCCCTTCCGTGAGCGTAGCAGCGTCCATCGCAATCGCGTCGGACAACGCTCCGACCGCCTCCGCCCACTTATCACCGCGAGCGCCGTTCTTCACGGATTCACCCACCGCGCGGCACAAGTCCATCATCACCTGACTCATTCGCGGTCCGCCCAACGGGAACGGATTCGTCTTACTCAGCGGCCCGGTCAGTACCGCGTAGTCAAAGTGGACCACGTAAGTCTTGTCCACGGGCGGATAGACCAAAAGGCGTTGCCGCTGCACGTTCCCCGCCACCTGTGGCGCCCATTCGACGGCGAAGTAGTACGGCTGGCCGGTGGTGGCGCTGAATTGCAGAAGTTCACGAATTTGCTGCGGATTCGTTCGCCGCACCTTCGCGTATCCGCTTTCCTTCTCATAAAACAGGTGTTCGCCCTGCAACGAGCCGAAGTCCGTCGGCAGCGTGTACGCATGGGCCGGATCGACCACGATGGCCGCCACCGTGCCGATCGGGGAGATCGCGCCGCTCGCCGCCAGGGACAGGGCCGCGTGCTTGTGCAGGAAGCTCCACACGTGCGCCAGACCGCCGCCTGGTATCCGCGATGGGTACAACAGGTAGCGATACGATTCCTGCACCCTTCGATCCAGTTCCGCGATGTTCTGATTCGTCCATTCAGCAGGATCGGGTCCGTAGCCGACGTACTCCGACATGGCCAACGTGAAGTCGTCGTAACCTGCATGCAGATTCGGCTGAGCCTGGGCGAGATATAAAGGCAGAGGGATCACGTGTATTCTATTTCCACGAAGTGCTGGTTCGCGGACGCCAACGACGTATTATCCGTGTCGCCGATCCCAACAACGATGGCAAGAGCAATGCCTGTTCCAAAGGTAATGCCCAACGGAAACGTTATGTCCCATCGTCCGCCGGTAGTTCCGCCGCCGGGAATCATAATGGTGCGCTTGGGCGTGTCGGTGGCAGGAGCGGGAGTCGTCGCCTTATCGTACAACTTCACGTATACGGGCGTGGCAATGGTGATACTTTGCAGGTGGATGCCGTACACCTGACCCAAAGCGGCTTTCACCACGTCCGCATTGTTCGTCGCCGCTCCAATCTTTCGGAAAGTCGCACACCCGCCAATTTCGGTCGGAACAGACCGCACCAGCGGCGTGTCCCGACTCGATGAATCACGATGGAAGGGAAGCGTGACGATTGTCCCGGTTGCGATCTCCACGTTTGATCCGACAAGCGTATCCGCCATGTTAATTCCTCACGCCGCGAGCTTCGCCT